TCCCCGTCTTTTGCCACACGTCTCTTTCACTTTTCACCTCTATCTTTTTGTCCTGTAGCATATCAGCTACCTGTTGCTCACGTACCTTTCCGTACTCTAAATCAATGTCAAACTTCTTGCGGTCTTCAATCTTTGGCTCTAGGTTTTTCATTGGTGTTCTCCTTCTCTGCATGTTTCTGTTTAAGTTTCTGCCATTCGTCCCACTGCTCCGACTTGCGGGGTGGGTTGTGTATTAACCAACCCTCGCCCCGTTTCCATATCAACTCTTTACTCATTAAAGTAATTGTTTAGGATGTCAAGTCTATCTTCATGCGATGCAATTCTATCCAGTTCACCTTGCATCGCTTCCATTATGTCTGAATGTTCTCCAATACCTACGGGGTTACGCAAGTAACATTCTATATTAGCAACATGCAGTGCTATATTAGCTTGTGCATGTTTACGTAATACTTCTAACATTTGTTCTCTCATGTGTCAATCCCTAAATAACTTTCTTTTGGGGTTCTTGTTCTAAAAAAGTTTGTATGTTCAGGATGCTCATCAAGAAACTTTCTAGCGTAATGAGAAATCCACCCATCACTAATCTTAAACTCCGACTCCCTTTCTCTTATAGCTGTTTCCCATCTCATTCTATGGAAGATGGCTTTAGCAGAGTAGTAATCTTTTACTTTAGCCATCTCTTTAGTAAAGTCACAGAACATCTCATATATTTCTGGATGTTTTTGATGATGCTTTTCAAAGTTTTCTTTTGTCCAAGTTCCATTTAACATTACTTATCTCCTCTCAATTAAGCCGCATTCAAGTCTACAATCTCACAAGCATCTGCAGTACACGCTAACTCACGTCCACCTGATGTTGTATCTTCCTTCTCAAACTCCTGTAGCAGTGACCAGTCTACACTCGTAGGCATCTGTGCCAGCATAGCATCATACTCATCTTCTGTACAGTCCTGATATGGTGCTTGCTTGTATGTATGGTCACTGAATGGTAGGAAGCTGATGCCTGACACTTCATCAAAGTGTTTGTACACCCATGCACCTACGTCCATCCATTCATTTTCCTTCACAGAGATTGTTACGCTAGGCTTGTGTTCACACCAGTGACGCTGGTAGGTAAGCCACAACTCTAGCTGTTCAATAGCTGTCAAGATTGTACGTGTCACTGCACCTCGTGGTGATGCCATAGGGAAGCTGAATACTGTAGTAGATTCAGGCTTCATAACATCTGCCTCTGCAGGGATACCTTGTGACGTAAGGAACTGCGTTAGTGGGTCTTTGTTATCACCACGCACAGTACGGATGTAGTGTGCATTGTGCCTTGCATGAATGCCACTGGCACTATCTACAAGCTGTGACACTGTACCGCTAGGCTTCACACAGGTGATTGCTGTTGACCGTGGGATACCTAGCTTCTTAGCCATACCTTTGTTAGTTTCTACAGCTACCTCACGTAGCAATTCAAGTGTAGCACTAATGTTTGTGCCTAGTGTGGCACTGTTACCTGACAGCAGTTCATTGTCCATGATACCAGTAAGTGATACACCCAACAGTCTTTCTTCCTCTGTATTCTTCTTCCAGATGTTACGCAGGTACTTGAAGTCAGTCAGTGTTGACTGGAATGTACCCAAGATTGTAGCCAAGCCTACTTTAGTAGCTAGTGTCTTTTCTGTATCACCAGCACGTGCCACTACCTCTGACAGATTACAGAACTGATATGGGCGTAGGATTATCTCACTGCAAGGGTTGCAACCGAAGTCATGGTCAGCATCACGTCTGCCATTCTTAGCGGCCTGTACTTGTGCTGACTTACGGTTGAAGATACCACGTTCACCTGACTTACTCTCGTACAGTGACACCCATTCACGCATGAATGTACCCATCTCAGGCTTGCCCTTGTACGCTACAGAGTTGTTAGCCAACGCACGTTGCCCTTCATTCTCCCACCACATACCTGACTTAGCATGTGCCATCTGGTCATCATTAAGATTAGACAATGAAATCAATGCACTACGGCGTACACCACCGACTACAACAACCTCACCAATCTTACACATGATGTCGTGGCATTCAATAGGGAACAGCTTACGACCTGCCGCACCCCTAAACTTGTCAATGACGAACTGAAATAGTTCTTCCAGTGGCTCTGGGCCTGATGCTCTACCACCGAATGTCTTTAGTCGTTCACCTGCGGCACGTACTTGTGACACGTCCCACTTAGGTACTTGACCAGCATACAGCATAGCAATCAATTCACGTAGTGACTTAGCCCATCCGGGTCTGCTATCACCTACCTTGATTATTGTATCCGTCTCATGCATGTCTTCATTAACTGTAGGCATCTTCTCTATATTGTGTCTCTCCACAGAGAAGCCTACACCTGTCCCACACATTAGGATGTACATAGTCTCATCGAATGCTCTAGGGCTATCCACAGGGACGTATGAGCAGTTGTATGCCCCTACGTGGCAACGGTCTAGTGCAGGGCCAGATGTCATCAAGGCTCTCATGCTAGGCATGATGTCTTGGTTCAGTACAGCTTGCTCTAGTTCACTGCGTAGGCCATCATCCAATACATAATTGCAGGTAGAGTACAGGTGATTCTTCATGTAATCAAAGTATCGTTCTACTGTCTCACCCCATGTTTCACGTCGTTGTTCATCTTCTTTCCATCGGGCATACCGTGATAGCGCGATGAAGTTTTGATAGTCTGTTGGTAGGTAATTGCTTTTCATATCTCTCACTCCGTTATAGTTCGTATTGTTCTAATATCAGCACCGTCTACGTCATAGAAGTATTCACGTATGCCATCCTCTATCTCTTCCCCCACCTTACCATCGGCAGGGATGGGGTACTCTTCTTCATCAATGTCAATAGTAATGAACGCTTTAACTCTTACCATCTGCCATTACCTCTTCAATCAACTTATCCAAGTACCACTTGGCTTTCTCTAAGTCTTCTACTGGCTTCTCTTTGTAGTCAAACCGCCAGAGATACTTGAGTATGTTACCTTGCAGGTAATGCTTGAACCCATCACCAGTAGCGGCAGAGATAGCATGTATGCACTCAATGCCTGTCTGGTTGTAGTGTGGTGGACTATTCACCATATCCACACCACCATAGGCTTCCTTGCCAGCTTGCTCTGCTTCATCTTCCATCATCTGTTTCATGTATGTCTCATGTCTCATGCTGAACCCCCTGTCTTAGTTGTGAAGTTAAGATGGACTACATTGCCATCATACTCTTTCTCGACCTTACATTCTTCCTCTAGTTCTACATCAATATCTATCTCGTTGTCAATCATAGTTTCAACATATTCATGTACTAATTTACGTATGCTTTCTTCTTGTTCCATGATAGGTACAGTCGCACATATCATCTTGCAGAAGTGCATGATTTGATTGTAACCATCATCGTCCCTAGGATTGTCAGGGAACGCCATGATTGAGATGTCTATCTCTCCACTCCACGTACCATCGTCATCAGCAAAAGGTCTCACTCGTATTATAAAGTCTTCGTCTTGTATCTTCTCCATCATATCTTCTTTGTTCATTTCTTGGTTCTCCTCTTCACTGTTGAGTTTGGGTGACTTATAAAGTCAGGGTGTTTATCCTTTCCTTTCTCTTTGAGCCAGTCCTCTGGAATGATTCGGTCATAGTATCTGAATCCATTCTTAGTACACCAATCACCATAGGATGACTTTGCCCCCTTACGTATCTTACTACGGCTGTTCTCAAACACAAACCGTATATCTAAGTTAGGATGTTGCTTCTTAACTTCAAGATGCTTGCGTCTGTCTGCCGCCATGAACCTGCCTTTTACTTCAATGATAATACCATTGTCAAGTATTATGTCAGGTGTATAGGTACGGTAGGCTAGGTCTTGCCATTCAATCTTAACAGCTTCGTATCTGAATGATACCTTATCTGCCTTCAATCTCTCTGCAATAGTCAACTCTAGCCCACTACGATACCCATACTTACGTGCGGTTCTCCATGCCTTATGGTGCAACTACATCTCCTATGTATGATACAGTCGGAGGTGACTTAGCTTTGGACATTACTGCTGGTAGTTCAGTCAGAGTATCCCAGCAATCAAAGCGGTAATTACAGAACCTACAGCCATCGTTGAGTACCTTGTTGCCTGTCTCCTTACCCCTGAATGTCTCAGGTACTGGTTCAAAGCATCGTTCAAACTTGTTCTCTTTCAATGTATCTGCCGTTGCCTGTATCTTATCAACCTCTGCATCTAGGTCTAAGCCTGTAGCTGGTACGTACTTGAACTCGCCGTTAGCTTTGTTCACTACCCACCATCCACCAACCTTTTTGCCAGCGGCCTTGGCGTAACCAGCAAGCTGTGCTACGTAACCAAAGCCATCTCCTGATGCTAGTGTATCATAAGATTCAAACTTGTTCTGATATGACCAGTTAGATGCGGACTTAACGTCATCTACTGCACCGTCAATTACTATGTCGTACTCACCATTTATCTTATCGTCTTTCAACTCTAGTGTAACCTTGCTTGCATCTTCGTACTGCACACCAGCAGACTTTAGCAAGCCCTTGAAGACAGCTTCAACGATGTCTCCAAGCATCATGTTCATCATAAACGTGGTAGGGAAAGGCAGGGCAACTTCTGGTTTGTTCTTGTCATACCATAGCTGGCAGTTAGGTCTGCCAACATTAGACATACGTAACCGGAAGTCACCCCGTGCCTTACCCCCACCGAACTGACGCTTCAGTGCATCAGATACATCATCAGCAACTTGCTTGATTGCATCCTCTGACATAGTGCTACTACCATTAATAGCATCAGTCATGTACTGATGTAACGCCAGTTCAGCAGGGTGTTTCATTATGCTACCTCTTCTTCAACTTCGATGTCAACAATACCATCAACATCCACGTCATCCAAGTCGTTGTCGTGTCTGCTGACAGCCTTCTCTGCGTAGGTATTGATGATGTATGTATTGTAGTTCTCAATCCATGCCATGAAGTCAGCGAACCTGTTCTGGTCATCCTGTGACAG